TTCCCCAAATGCATTAAAGCAAATTGAGGCATCAACTCAGCGGTCATATCAATATCCGCCTAATTTCTGTTTCGCTGACTGTTCCTCTTCAACCAATCCCGCAGCGCCACCTTGATTAGTAATCAATGACCTTCTGCCGCGCTTTTTCTGTTCTGCTTTTTTAGCCCTCTCTGCCACTTGTTTTTCCTCTTCCTGTTTACTGACATCCGGCAATGGCGGAGGAGGAGGAGGCATTGGAGGAAGACTTGGCGCTCCGCCAAAACAACCCGTAAATATAAAATCAAGTATGTTCATCAATAACCTCCCAATCTCGGTTTTCTGCCAGTTTCATCATCACCCAATCCAGGCGCACCCCCAACATTCGTAATCAAGGAAGTTCTGCCTCGCCTCTTGTTGGATGCGGTTTTTTCCCTTGCCGCCACTGCGTTGTCTACTGGCGACGGCGAAGACGCTAGTGAAGACGCTCCCTTAGTAGTTGGCGCAGCCGCTGGCGCTGGAGCAGGCGGCGGTGTATAAACAGGGCGCGGAGGAGGAGAGCCACCCATGACTGCGAAATAAATATCAAATAAGTTCATTAGAAAAATTCAAACTCCTGTTCAGCTACGGTTTGTAATGGCTCCATCCTGGGCTGTCGGTAATCCATCGCCAACTGCATAAACGCATCCGCGCCGTGCGATGCCCAGTTATGTACGGGTGTTTTCTTATACACTCCCAACTTGTCATCGAATTCCTTATGGTAATTGCGTAAAGAAGAAATCAGCTTTTCGCATTTGGCCTTGTCAAACCAGCATTTGGATATTATTTGTCGTGCCTGTTCGATTGCTTCTTCTTTTGCTCGTACTTTTTTACCGACTGTAAAAATGATTCCCAGACTCCGTGCCGTATCACGACGGCTTTTTCCTGTAGTAAGCTCTCGCACTTCAATATCCCACGGTGCATGATGCGCCCCATAAACGTAAGGCTTCGATTTAAGTACGTTGATAAAATGTGGAAGACCCTCACCATTCGCCTCGTAGTAATCAATCAAACGAATTTCATTGCCCACCGTCTGGTAAAATATAATCGCAGTGGCATCATCTACACCTAAATCCCAGGCCGTACAAACATCGATCTTTGGCTCCCACGGTATATTCAAAAACCGTCCATCATCTTCCGCTTTCGTCATCTCCCTTGCAAAGTACGCTCCAGGGATTGCCGCGTGAAAACTCGTGAAATATTCCTGCTGGATCATCTCCGGACTAAGTCCTTCGCGCTCTTCTTCAGCAATGTCTTCTTCCGACACCACCCATGACCCGTCTTCCCCTTCCGCATCCCGCTTCGTATCTTTCACTGTCAACCGTGAGCAAAACCACTGATCATTCTTATCCGCCATCTCGTACAACTTATGACCGTGATTTTGTCCGCGAGGCGTATAGATAAACAACGCCCAGCCGTCGTTCTCCCTGACAATCGGGCGCATCAAATCCCACGCCTTCGGAGTCATGATCGGGTACTCTGAAAAGATCAGCCCGACAGGATTTGTCCCGACGAGCCAATCCAGTCCCATGTCCGTCCCAACCAGTTGATAGATACTCCCGTTTGAAAGGGTAATCTTCATGTCCGTTTCATTCTTCGTCTTGATCAATTCCTTCGGGAAATGATCCATTACTTTCAATCCGGCTTTATCAATTCCATCCCATATCGCTTTTCTTGCCTGTCTGGCAGTCGGAAACAGATGATAATACTGGCCTACCCTCTGGAACATCATCTTGGCGCAGAGGTTCAGAGAACATTTATCTTTTCCGCTTCTGCGATGCCAAACGAGTACCCCCCGCTTGATACCATTATCAAACGCCTCAAACAGAGGGATTTGGTAACTCCTCGGCGTAAACTTGTGTGGTAGAGTCAGGTTGACCATTGTAATTAATTATATTGACTTGAACATTTGTTCCCGTGTCATTCTCTTCTTTTTGCGCCAACTTCGCATACCAGCCAAAAAGTTCCCTGCGGTTTCTGTCACTGGAACGCGCCCAGGAGGTAAGCTCTTCCACTCCTCCAATGTTGGCAACTGCTTTCTTGATCGTGCCAGCAACTCCAAGGTCTTCAGTTTCCTGAACAACTTTTTTCATCTCCTCCGGCGTTCTTATTCCAAGAGATTTGTTCACTTTCTCGAATGCCGCGCGTTCTTGTTCGTTCATAATCCTTTGAAGAATAAAAGGGCGCTTGCCATGCTTCTCCTACATATTTGTAAAGCGTCCACTGTTTAAATACAAAATAATCTGTTGCGTGTTCCGAAGGACAAGTGCTGATGACCATATAAAACTCGTCTTCAACCACCTTGGCACTGCAACTCACACCCAGATTCGTAGCCATGATAGGATGAGCAAAAGCAATGTCCGCTTCCTTGTCGCCATCCGTATCGTAGTAAAGCGTCAGGTTGGCTGGAATTTCATCAACCCGCCAATCCGCCATCATACTCAACGGAGGTTCCATAATTTCGTCTGCGGCAGAGGGCAAGACCAACGCGAAAAACAATGTCAACGCCGCGATGTTATTTGCCATTAACCGCATCAATGATGGCTTCTGTCTCATCAAAATAAGACATCGCATCAATGTAAAAACTACCTAGCTGTCTCAACTCGCTGTCATTTATACAATGCGCTCCTGCATTCTTAAACTCCAGTTGCGGAGTTTCAGGACGAGAGGGATAAGCAATGTTCATCCCCGTACTTGGAATAGATTGGCAACTAATCGTCAGGGGTAAAAACAGAACGAGGATCATCGTCCAGGCGCTTGTGTTTTTCATCGCGTTTTTTGCGAAGTTTATTGCGCACCTTGTTGATCTTGCCGTGGATGCCCAGGGCTGTTTTATAACTTCCCGATTTTTCAATTTGTTTTCCAATCCTGATGAAATAAATAACCGCACCAACTCCGACAACCAAGGCAATAACCAGCGTTGTCATTTCTTACGATCCATCCCCATCTTCCAGGTAGCGGCTCCACCTATACCGACCATGCCCCATACTTCAGGCGTGAAGTGGTGATAGCCCATCATCTGGCACACCATCATTGCCATTGCGATGATCATCATGGTGTACGTCTTGTACCCAGGAACCATCTTGTCAATCATTTCAATCACTGCTTTAACCATCCTGTTTCACCTCTAGTTTAGAAATTTTATTAATACAACCTATTGGAATCTGACCTCTTACTGCCGTACTCTTGCTCTCCTTGTCACTTGACTCAATGTTGTTGCAAAAATAAATCGTCTTCTTTGTCGCTTTCAGAAAAAAACCAACGGTCTTGACAGGGATTTCCTTGTACTTTGCTACATCACTCAAATCCGCCCAGGCATTCTCACCTTCAATATCTCCGGCATCATCCCATTCAATCAGCAGGCAGGATTCGGGTTTAAGTGAACGAATAATTTTTCTAATACTCAATACACCCATAAACAAGGTGATACTTTTTTATCATCTGAAACATCGACATGGACAAACTGCCTGTGAATACCCATGCGAGAAAACTGTGTTCTCAAAAAACCGACCAGTTTATCCCTGGCCTTCGAGTTGGTACAACCAATATCCGCCGCTTCGCCTATCAAATGTGAACTTGTCTCACTCGAATTGGCGGCTTTATTTGCTTTTTCGCAGCGCATACCCGACGTTATTGTCATGGGATTCCCGTACATCAGTCGAACCATCTCCAGCTTGGATACCAACTCCTCCGAAATGTTGTCCGCGCCGCACTTGCATTTACATGCGAATTCGCTTCTGGAGAAATGTTCGGTTAGATCACCCATTTCCTAGTCACTAGTAACCCATCCAATCTCTTAATGATTTGAGTGTAGGATTATTAAAAGTTTTAACTGACACGCCAGACTTATGACCTTTGGCAGTCTCTGAATATGCTTTTACTTTGCCGCCTTTATCATATGTATAGGTATTAGGTTTGCCAGCAGTCTCTGAATGGCTGTAACCATGACGTTCAAGAAATTTTTCAACTAAACCCTCTTTTCTATCTTTTAATCTGACATCTGACCAATCTCTTTCCCCTCGTTTCTTCTTCCCCCTCAACTTCTTTTTAGACTTCTCTGAAACACTACTCTTCTTGCCTGTAACAATACTTTTGCCACCACCCATTTTTCCGCCAGCCGTTGATATGCTGGGCGCGAAATCTCCTCCACCTGGGCCTACCATTCTTTTCCTAGTCATCTACCATCTCACTATTAAAGTTTCGATATATTCCTGATAAGGATTTGATTCCAACCATTCTCCATAACGGGATTTGACATAGACATCGCCGCAGTTTCCGCAGATAAACCATTCAAAAACAGATTCAAAGATCACCTCCTTGTCAATCGGGTTGAGGTGTCCGCACTTCGGGCAGGGAATTCTCATGCTTTTCCCCAGGATCAATCTTGATCAAACCCACATTAACCTCCTGGCATCGATAAGGAATACTCACGCCAATGTAATGATTAGAGAACTGCCATAGTTCAGGCCAACTTGATGGAATAGATACATCGGAAGAATGCTCCCGCAGCCAACTGTCCGCATCATGGACAATTGACTTTGGGAGTGAAGGAGGATCGTGCCTGACGACGACCAGCTTCCTGCGTGATACGGCAGCGGCATCCCGCTTTTTTTTTAGATATTCTTTTCATCGTATATATATATCCTTATCGTTATATATTATACAGTATAAAGTGTACTTTGTCAATAGCTTATACTGCATCTTGTAGTACACTGTAATCAGCGTTGTATATTATTCCGGTAAGTGAATTTTGTGCTTTACTTTTGGGGCAAAATATGATAAACTCTATTCTTGTGAGAATATTTAAAAACAAGGATTTAGATTTAAAGATATATACAACTACTTACTATCTCTGGAAACCGAGTGTTGTTTACGAGGTTTCCCAAGCTTGTTCTTTTATGTTTTGACGTTCACTCATGCGGAGCATTCTGTCTGTCAAACAGACTAGAACCCCGTTGGATCGCCGCTGGAGCGGAAAAGCAAAACCCCTGCCAATAAAAAAAAGAATGGAAAACCCCATCCCAGACGAAGAATCAGGCATGTCCTATAAAGAAGCTATAAATCAAGGGTATAAACTCTTTTTAAGCGCCACTCTGACTTTTGGCGAACTTATTGACGAAGATGGCGAAATGCTCTCCTACGACTTTAAAGAATGCTTTAAAGAACTCAATCAAGAGACAGCGAAGGATTTCTTCAAACGTGTGGCAGATGAGGTTTGCGAATTGATCGAAGAGGACTAATGCAGATCGTGCCAATCAGTTTGAAAGAAGCCAATGAGTTTGTCCGGCAATATCATCGCCATCACAAGCCAAAGCGCATAGCACGGTTTGCCGTAGCTGTGGCAAAAGAGGATGAAATCGTCGGTGTAGCAATTATTGGCAATCCCGTTGCCAGGCATCTTTGCGATGGGTGGACTCTGGAAGTGAACAGGGTGGCTACCGACGGAACTAAAAACGCCTGTTCCATGCTGTATGGAGCCAGCTGGCGCGTTGCCAGGGAAATGGGGTATCGCAGACTGATTACATACACCCTTCCATCCGAAGGCGGTGGAAGTTTGCGAGGGGCTGGCTGGAATCTGGTTGGGGAGCGTGGGGGAGGATCGTGGAGTTGTCCTAGCAGACCGCGAATCGATATGGCTCCGACGCAGAAGAAATTATTGTGGGAAACAACGGCTGCTATGGGGCTATTTGTGGCACAAGTTGGAAATTGGTTTAATGCGTGTGGGTGAACATATCGGAGAGCGGCCCCGAAAATCTTGGGGGGTGGGCCTCCATTTTTTTCAATTGCAGCGCCGGAAAATGATAGGCCTCTTACTTAATAACGAAGTGCGTGACTACCTGGAACCCCACGCTATCAATGGAATAGGGCACGGTACACTTTAACGGCGGGGAGATAATGGGAAGTATTAAGCGAAAGCGCAAGGCGGGTAACCCGTATCATACAAATAGAAATGAATTCGGCAGGTTTGTGCCGACTCCGCGTAGTCTAACGTTACGAGACAAAATAAACCGCAAGTATTCTCATAGAGCATATGCAGCCCTTTCCTCAAAGGAGCATAAGCAGCTTAAAGATTTATCCATTGAATTAGATGTCGCAATGTCAGATATCCTTGCATACCTCATTACCAATCACCTTGAGCAGCTGGCACTCCAGGCATCCTATGAACAAGGCCGCATCGATGCCACCGACAATTCCCAGGACAGTGCCGAAAATATCCCTTCCTAAAATCGCAGCACATTCCGCCGATCCATTCATTTAATACAATATTGGCAAAATTCGCCGATCTCCCATAATTTTGACCGATTGTAAGGCCCTTTTAAGCGCCGATTGTAAACTGGCCCTTATATTACCCTTCCCAATTTCCGGCAAAATCTGCCAAAATACACTCAAAAAATATCCTTAAAAGCTAAAAATACCCTTTTAATTGTATTACTTTTATATTAAAATGTAGCCACATATTAATTAAAGGAGAGATGAGATGAAAACAAAGAACCATTGCAAAATTTGCAGGGACTCAGAACATGAGGATTATGGGAACGGCAGATACACAAAAGTTAAGCATCTTGAGTACAAAACAATTATACAAATTTGTGATGACCATTTTGACAGCGAAAACCACTTAATTGAAAAAGAATATAAAACTGTTTCTTTACAGATACCAGAGTATCCAGAATCTTAAACAACTAACAGGGGGCTTTATGCCCCCTCAACTGGGAGAGAAAGGGAGATCGATAACAATGGAAAAAAGATTAAACATTAATTTTGTAATGGATAACGATTCATTTGAAGAAAATGCGCATTACCAGGTTGAAAAAATTTTAAAAAAGATTATTGCACAATTTCAGGGTGAGTACTTAGGAGCTAACATTATTGACTTGAATGGGAATTTAATAGGGCAGTGGGAATTGACTAACAACGATTAAATAAAAAACCCGCCATATCTACGCAAATAGATAGGCGGGATAAATCCAAAGGGATTTTAGCAAACTTTCAAGGGCTTGCTAATTTCCCTTGTAACACAAAAAAGGGAGTTTTTAAAATGAAAACAGTATTTACAAATTCTATGGTTGCCCATGTATGGGCACAGCAAACACAAGAACATGGAAGAAATAGCAGCAGCTCAATATTTTTTGAAGGCGCAACAATTTACAGCTATGGCAGACATTTTTTTATAGGCCATTTTACAAAACCTAATATTGTTTTACTGAATAGCGAAACTTATAGTCAAACCACATGCCAACATCAAAGCGAAGTATCACACGCTTTACCTAGTCATATAAAAATATTTCGCGTTCCTACCATTGATAATCATGCAAAAAATATTGA